CAGCATCTGGCTGCGAAGGGGTTCTGGCAGCGCCTGTAGCGTGCTCATGTAGCCGGTCCCGGTGAGGAAGGGGTTGTCTCGCACTCGCGAGGGGATGAAGGTCCGAGACATGGGCTGGATGACCAGGTCTGGGCTCTCTGCGTAGTCGTCGGGGTTGAAGTCGTACTGCGGCTCTCCGTCAGCGATGACGAAGGGCTCGCCGCTGTCGACCTCGAGGTCATTGCCAGCGACGGTGGCGAACCAGCGCAGCTCGCCGGGCACGGCGGGGTTGGGGTGCTTGTCGTCGAGCCAGGGGGCGAAGAAGTCCACGATCCAGCGGCCCTCTGCGCTGGTGGGCGGGTTGAAGGTCAGGAGTGCCTGGCAGCGTTGGCCGACCACCGTGGTGCGCAGCCAGCCCAGGAGGAAGCGCACCTGCAGCTCGAGGAAGTTGGCAGCCTCGTCGAACACGATCAGGTCGTGCGGCCGCCCCTGGTACTTCTTCTCGTCCCCAGCGTTGGGCACAGAGCCCAGCTCGATCTGCAGGGCCTTGCCGTCGCTGCGCGTCTGCCGCCAGATGCCCTTGGTCGAGTTGTAGCCGTCCTTGGTGCCGAACAGCTCCTCGAGCCTGTCCTCGATAGCGGACAGCTCTGTGCCGACGCGGCGCAGGATCATGATCTTGCGGTGGTCCTCGATGCTCTTGCCGCAGGCCAGGTCGGTCTTGCCGCCGCCTGCAGCACCACCGTAGCCGATGATGTCCGCCGTGCTCTGGTAGGCGTCGGTCTGTGGCCCAGGCAGGGGCCGCCAGCGTTTCTTGTCTCGGGCCAGCAGGGCGAACAGGTCGCGCCTCTCTGCCTCGGTGAGGTGGGGCAGCAGCTTCTGGACCTCGGCGACCGAGGGGGGCCTCACGCGAGGTCTGAGCCGTCTTCGGGCGCACCGTCTGCCCGGGCCTGGGCCAGCGCCAGCAACGAGGCGATCTTGGCCGAGGCGGCGGCGTCGGTGAACTCGACGGGGCCGCCCTCTGGGTTCGACAGCTGGATACCCGACTGCGGGCGGTAGCGGGGCGACCACGCGGCCAGCAGCTTCTCGCGGGCGTAGACCCGCAGCTTGGAACGGGCCACCGCCTCTGCGTCCACCACGGTGTATTCTTCGCCGTTGCGGTTCTTGCGCACGACCCAGTCGGCCGAGCCGTCCTCGGCGATGTTCACAATCTCGTCGGCGATGGCGTCGTAGCCCACGTCGCGAGCCATCTCGTAGGCGGTCTTGAACTCGGGGTTCGAGGCCATCCAGCGGTGGATCGACCAGCGCGAGGGCAGATCGTCGTAGTCCCGCAGTATCTGGGCCAGGGTGATGCCCTGCGACAGCAGCTCGCAAATGCGGGCCGCCTTCGCGGGGTCGTACTTGGCCGTCGGGATGTTGAGCAAGGGACGGGTCATGGTTCAGTTGAGACTACGCGCGCGGTCCGCCGCAAGCCATACGACAGTTTCGGTCGTACCCCTCATCCCTGTTTCCTGATCCTGAATGTGATGATGTCGGCGACCGTCGCCTTGTGGACATCGAACTTCTGGGCGAGCGTGCCATAGCTCCAGCCGCCCTCCTCATACATCGACCGCATCAGCTCGACCTCTGCGTTGGTCAGCTTCGCGTCGTGGTGCTTCTCACCCAAACGTGCCATTTTTTACGTGCTCCTGCCGGTTGCGACCTGGTTACGACCGGTTACGACCTACGTTGTAACCGAATAAGCTGTTGTTTTTACGACTGAATACGGGCTCAAAATGCTTGTTTTTCGGCGGTTACAGAACTTTTCGCCTAACCTTTCCCCAGGGCCCTCTACGGGGCCCCTATACTACTACTCTACCTCTCCCCTTAAGAAAGTAGTGTAGAGGTTGTAACCGCCCCCTCAAACGCCCTGCTGGCGGGGGTTACGACCTCCGCCGTGAGGTCGTAACTGGTCGTAACTTGGCGTCGAGGTCGTAACCGTTTTACCCCCGCGACCACCGCCGAACCGCCTTGCCCCCGTCTTTCTGCACTTTATTGCGGAAACCGAGAGCCTTGAGCACCTTCGCGACCCGCATCTCGTCCGCGCGTTTTACTGCATGTTCGCGAAAACAGAGGGCCTGCGTCAGCACATCATGTGTGCTGAAGCCCTCCGCGCCCGGCAAGGTGCCGTCCAGGTCGGGGGTCTCGAGCCACTTTTCGATGGCGTCTTCCCAGGTGTCGGTGACCCTGTAGTCATCATGCACACCCTCGGCCAAGGCCTGCGCTTCGCGCCATTCGACACCACCGGCCGCGTGCATCACCCGGGCCTCTGCCCAGAGTTGGTCCCTGTCCCTGGCGATGCCCTCGACGTCCACCTCGCCGCAGGCCATCGGCAACCAGCGCCGCGCGCCCGTAGGGTCGTCGAGAAGGTCGGTCGGGTTGGAGGTGCCCTGGATCACACAGCGCCGCTGGAGGGTGACGGCGTACTCCTGGTACTTGGGCACCCAGTCCTCCTTCGAGCGGGTGATCCACGCCTTGATGGTCTCGATCTCGCGAGACCGCAGGCCCGACAGCTCTCCCAGCTCCACCATCAGCGCGCCGCGCATCAGTCGAGCACGGGCGTCCTCGTCCTGGTGGAAGGAAAGCTCACGGAAGGTGTCCTCCGGCACCATAGCCCGAACGCCGCGGGTCTTGCCCTGCCCCTGAGCGCCAGTGAGGATCGGGACCATGTCCGCCTGACAGCCAGGGGTCATGACGCGACCGGCCATCGCCGTCCAGATATAGCGCGAGGCGGCGGTGGTGTAGGCCGAGGCCTCGACGCCGAAGTACGTCTGGTAGAAACCATCGACCCGCTTCACCCCGTCCCACGTCAGGCCCTCGAGCCAGACCTGGGCGGTGTCGACGCTCTGGTGCTCTGCCACATAGAGCACGACGTCGCGGATCATCTCGCGGCCCACGGGCTTGAAGCCAAGGGCGGCGAGGGTGAGGCGCAGCTCTGTGTAGTGGTGGTCCTTGAAGGCGAGCCACTTGCCCGGGTGCTCGACGTCTGCGTAGACCAGCTCCCCGCGGAAGGCGTCGAGGCGGATGTCCATGCCGCAGACGTCGGGGCGCAGGAGGGCAGGGCGGACGTTCTCGATCAGCGCCTCGATCCTGCCCTTGCCGTCGCGGATGAAGGCGGGAAGGGGCAGGTCGACCTGCTCACCGTCGATCACCACCGGCGTCAAGTCCTCGAAGTCATCGACCGAGGCGGCGTCCTGCCAGCCGTGCTCACGCGCCTTGGCGAAGATCGTGCGCTCGGTGATGGGGTTGGCGGTCTCGCCCTTCTGGTCGAGCCAGGCCCAGACCTTGATGGCCAGCTCGTCCTCGTCGAAGTGCGGAGCGCGGGCCGAGAACTCATGGGCCAGTTGGTAGCCCTCATCGCTCCCGCCCGTGGCGTGGTGGACGCCCGAGATGACGTCGCGCCACTCGTCATAGCCGAGGGGGCTGGTGTCGTTGGGGATGGCGGCCAGGGCGTCGCGCAGTTGTGAGGGCTGGACCTGCGTATCCCCCAGGGCCAGCTCGCGCACGGGCCGCTCCACCACCGGCACAGGGGCCGACGGCGTCCACGCCAGCTGCAGCGCGTACTCGCGCTCCATCACCTCGTAGTCGCAGAGCGGCTCGAGCGGTGCGGACTTGCCAGCCAGGGGCAGGATGAACTGGTTGCCGAAGCCGTGCTCTGGCACGCTGTTCTGCTTGGGGAAGACCTCGATCTCGCCAGCAGCGACACCCTTGGCTCCGTCCTTGAAGCCGATCTCAATCAGCGCAGCCTTGCAGAGCTGGCGCACCGAGTAGGCGTCCTGCGGCTCATCCCAGATCAGGAAAACGTGGATGCCGTTGCCGCCCGTCGAGCGGAAGGGCACCGGCTGCAGGCCAGACCAGCCGAGGCTGTTGCACAGGTTCTCGGCCACAGCCACCATCTCTGCCCAAGAGGTCACCCCCTTGTGGCTGTCCAGATCGAACAGGGCGATCCTGGTCGTGCTCTCGCCCGCCTTGATGGGGCAGACGCCGCGGGGCATCGTGCCGTCGAGGTGGCGCTTCAGCCGCGCCTCGGTCAGGGGCTCGCGGGTCCAGGCCATGCCGGTCGCGGCCTTGATGGCGGTCACGTCGGTGCGAGCGCGAGATGTCAGCGGCTCGAGAGCCGCGATGAGGTTGTCCTTCTCGGTGGTCATGCTATCCCAGCACCTTCTCTGGGTTGACCAGGTTCGCGGCGGGCACGCCGAGCCGCTCGTGGATGGCCTGGGCGCGGCGCACGGGCATCCAGCGGGCACCATTTAGCCAGCCGCTGACGGCCTGCTGCGTGACGCCGAGGAGGGCCGCCAGCTTCACCTGACCACCGGCCAGGGTGATGGCCTGGGCGATGTGCTCTCGCACGGAGGGGGTAGATCGTTGTGTCATTGTCCTATTCCGCCGCCAGAGCCTTCGCCCGGTCGGCCTCGTTCATATCCAGCAGCATCCGCATGGCCCGTGCCGCAGGACCGCTGGGGCCGACCGTGGCGTAGTTCTGTGCGGTCTTCGGGCTGACCATAAGCCACCGGCCCGCCGCGAGTTGCGACAGGCCGAGGGTTGCGAGAGCGGTGCGGTATTCAGCGGGGGTCATTTGTTTGGCTCATAAAATAGCACGGTGAGCAACACGACCGCCACCAAGGTCGCTATCACACCAGCGGCCACGGCGGCAAACTCGACAGTCATCCGGCGTCCCATCCATGAGGGCAAGCGCGACCATTCGTGTAGCAGAGCTGGGCCACGTCTTGCCCATCCACCGTTTTTATGACGTAAGCCCCCCCGTGGCGCTTGCTCATTTGACGAGCGGTCAGGCGCGCTGCGGTCAATTGGCCCTTGTCGCCCATGTGGAGCGGATAGTGCTGAACTTGAACCGCGTCGTCGTGGTCCATCCAGTCGGTGCGATAGGTGGTGGTCATCTGTGTGGTTCCGTTCCGGCTAGTGCTTGATTGCCCTGCGCCGATGACTGGTTCTCGCACATAGGCAGATGTTACGCAATACCCCTAAGCACTTTTTGCGTATTTTTATTGCATCAGGCCCGTCGTCCCTTCACCGGGGCGGCGGGCCTTTTGCGTTTAGGGTTCGCCCGCGTCGGAAAACGGCAAGCCTGGCTCAGTGTTCTGGCTTGTCGGTAAACCGGGTGCGTCTTCTCCTGTAAGGGCGGCTTGGGTTTTGTTGGCCGCATCCAAAGTCGCTGTTACGCGACCGCCATAAGCGCCCGCCTCGCGCAACCATCCTCCGGCCAGGATGGTTTTGATCTGCCCTTCATCGGCCCATCCAAAATGATCGGACGCAGCGTTCACGCCTTCGTTCTGCATCGCCTTTGTCGGCTCTACCGGAACAGTCCGCCAAGCCTCCCCCTCTGGTGCAGGGGTGCGGCGGTTCCACATAGCGACAGGGGCCACAACGTCAGTTCCCGCGCAGTCAATGTGTTTTCCTCCGCAGGTCGCCTGATTGGCCCCGTCGTATTCAAAGGTGCGGGCCTCACCCCCGCAGAACGGACAAGCCTTCAGTTTCTCAGTCATGGCTCTTGCCTTTCTGGTTGAGGGCGGCTCGGGCGAGGTCGTATTCAATGCTGTCAAAGCCCGGCAGGATGCGTTCAGCCATCGCGGTCGGAGACGGCTCGTCGGGGAAGTTCAGGCGCATATCGAGGTCGTCAGCCAAGAGCGCGCCCTCAAGGCGGCACAGATACTCCGCCGCCTCTCGCAAAGCCCGGCGCTGCTCTTGGTATGCTTTCAGGAGGGCGCGGAGGTCCGGCCACGGAGCAGGGTCGCTTGCCGACACCTCAAGCCGCGCTACAACCGCCCCCATATCAGTGGGGAGTTCGTAGCGTTGCCGGAGAGCGGCTCTCATCACAGGAACGACAGGGGATGCGAGGTTGTTGGATGCGAACTTTGCAGCCTGCGCCATTTCCTCT